AGATTCCATTCTGCATTTAAGTTAGTAACGTCTGTGCCACCATAATTTTTAAGATAATAATGTAGACTATCATTTTTTAATATATTTCTTTCAACTTGTGTAGATATAGTATTACTAATATCACTATCTGTCACAAAGGTAAATTGGAATTGTTGTAAATCTTCTGTACGATAAAAAATACCATCTTCTGCAACAATGTTTGTGCTACTATATTTTCCTGTTGTATCACGTACATCTAAATAACGGCTAATACCACTTGCAGTCCTGTTAATTGCTTTAGATTTTATAATGTTACTAAACTTTGTATAAGGCAAGATTTGATAATCTTCGCCTGTAATCATACGGTCTTGTGTGTAATATTGTTGTTGTGCTTTTTGTTTTACATCTCGTAAATTTTCTCTAGCACTGGCATTTGCAATTGTTGTAGTAAGACTTAAATTTACTGTTAAATTTTCAATCTGATTAACTTGATTTACGTAAGGTATTACTATTTGTAAATTTTGCATATCATCAGGTGATATTTTATAAGTTGTTCCTACACCTGTACGGAAATATATACGAAAATCACCTACAGGTACATTTGAAAATACATCATCACCAAAAACTAAACTTATCTGGTCATCTGCACGACTGCGTACTGTAAATAAATTTTTATTATTTGCACTTAAACTATTGTAAATTACATTGTTACCACTTATAGCAGGTACTTTTTCCCAACGTGTAGTTTCATTTCCTTGATCGTCTAATTGATATAGCCAAATATCATTGTTATCAATATTGTTTACATCTAATTCAACAGTTCTATTAGGTAATTTTTCATTTATAGAGAAGTCTGCACTTTGTAGACTCCCTTGTTTGAAATAAAAGAAAAATCCATTATTAGCACTATTAAATCCTCTATTATCATTTCTATACAATATATTAGTTGTACTACTAGGCTGTGGAGCAACTTCATATAAAAAGTCTTGTCCACTATATGTGCCTTTTACTAACTCAAAATCTAAACTTTGTGCACCTACTTGTGTTTTAAAATCATATACAGGAATAGTACCAGGATTCAAACTTACTTGGTATTCTTCAATATTAATTCCGCCTACTGTAGTTTTTAATCCAGGATTACCAAACTTCTGTGTGCTTACAATTGCATTATTGATTATAGTAGTGAATTGTTCTAAAAAGTCAGGATTTGTAGGATCACCCCAGGAAATTTCTTGATCCCTGAGATTATTGCCATTACTATCTGAAATTTCTTCTGTAGTAGATACACTTGTAATCTTTATTAATCCTCTAGAAATTTGCTGACGTTTAGGATAGTAGTTTAGCATACGTGCTAATCTAAGAATACTATCTCTACGTTGTGCAGTTTCTAAAAAATTTTCTCTTGCATTTAAATCTGATCTAAAACTAAGTGATTGCCCTAAGAATGCAATCATATCGATTAGTGCGATATATTCGCTGGATTCAATAAAATCATTAAAATCTTCTGGGTAGTATGTGCGAATATAATCAACCATACTTTTACGAATAGTCTCGTAATCATAACTTTGAAAATCTGCTTCTCTAAAAGTCTCGTAGACTTTTTTCCAGTCTTCTGCAGCGAATAAATTTGCTTGTCTTGTACTTGCAGCCATTGTAAAATATTCCTATCTATTGCAGTATTTATTCACTGTATAATATAGGTATATTATTCTGCGTCTTGTCTATCGAACTTTACCATCAAATTTTCTACTTGATTGGTTAAAACGTAACGCAAAGACATCTCAACTTGTAATCCGCTCTCATACTCATCAAGAGTGACTCCTTCTGTTCTTACTCTAGGATCACTGTTAATAACTTGATTTACTTCCTCAATAACCAATGCTTTAGTTTCTTCAGTCAATGGATCCATAATAAGGTCCCTGATATTAGTACCAAAATCTCCGTTCATCAATTTTTCACCCTTACTCATAGCAAAGTGATTCAATATATCTCTTTTTATTAATTCTGTATCAGTCAATTTAATACTTCCAAAAGTATTATTGATTGTGCTTATACCTTTATAAACTGCTACTGCCATTTTTTTTCCTTATAAAGTATTTCTTTTTGCATATAGTTCGGTTAATTTATCTGAAATCTGTTTCATAATATTATCATTATCATTTCCATCTTTGGTTAACTGATTTCTATCTTTCTCAAGTTTTGCTATACGTTGATCATAAGATCTAATCTCTCCGCCTTTATCCCCAGTGTACGGGTTTGCAGTAGGAGCCGGAACAATATAACTTACACCACCTATATTGGTTAGTGTCTCGCCTTGTTTTAATGAACCAGAAAAACGTTTCAATCCACTAGTGTCAGTAGAATTATTTTTATTAGCAAGTTTTGTAATAGTTTTACTAGCAGATGATCCTGTTTGCATAGCATCTTTTACAATGCTAGAAATATTAGACCCTGTAGGAATACTTGAAGTATTTCGCAATAAACCTTCTATATCAATATTTCCTAATCTCACTTTTTTAGCAATATCAGTATTACTAATAGCACTACCTGTCAACATTGCCATTATCTCTGATTTGCCGTCTGTTGCACTAATGCCGCCATTGTTTATTAAGTTTTGATAATTTTGTGCAATTACATTTTGTTGTAGTTGTTCCTGGATACCAAGGTTACTTAAGAATTTACTTTGACTAGTAATTCCATCCTTTCCAGTCCATACACTACTTTGAGATAATTGATCATTGAATACTGCTTCAGGTCGTACAAAACCTCCTGCTTTTAATTGGTTTACATCAAACCCATATTTTCCTAAAGTTTTAGTTGTGCTATCTACAAACGTACTAACGTTGTTACTACCTACCATTTTTACAATACCTGCATTTAATCCTTGTATATCTATACTTTCTAAATCACCAATACTAAAACCTGTATCAACTTGTTTTATTAAATCAGTTACAGGAAAACCTGCAATTTTTGGTTCTGTCAAAAATGCTGGTAACTTATCACTTATACCAGGAACAACAGCAGATATTTTTTGTAATCCTTTTTGTAGTTCAGGCAATGCAGTTTCATAATCTGTTGCTACTTGTTTTGCAATATCTATAATTTTACCTGAATTATCTGTAACTAATTTTCCTAAATTAGAATTTGCTAAATCACCTATTCCACTCCACGAAGAACTAATATTCGCAAAACTAGAAGAACTTGCGATACTATCAATAGACGGAGTTATGTTGCTAAATCCTCCTATAAATCCTACGTCACCTCCGGCTCCGCCAAAAGCATCTAGTGCATTTTCGCCGCCGCCTACAATAGAGTCAAACCCTGGAAAGTCAGAACTTGTAATACTAGTACCTGTTAAACTATTTCCAAACTTTCCAATTGTATCTCCTATACTATCAGTATATACAGAGAGTTTATCTCCAATTGTGTCTGCAAACTGCGTAAAAGTATCTCCGATGTCAGTGAAAAATCCACTACTAAATGTATTATTTCCTGCAAAGTCACTAAAATCACTTATTGTGTCTCCTAATCCACCAAATGCATCTATTCCTATATCACTAAAAGTATTACCGCCTGCAAATCCACCGGCAAAATCACTAAAATCTCCAAAAGTATTTGATCCAGCAAAATCACTTACATCTACACCACTAGCAAGACTATCAAATCCTGTTATTTGACCAAACGAGCCTGCGGGCATTGCACCTGCGATAGATATTCCTGCACTTATAATACTAAATGCACCTGATGCACCACCACCGCCTGACAGACCGCCAGTATATGCAGTAGGATTATTTTTTTGACCATGTCCTACGAAAGGTTCATGACTGGGTAACCTATCAACTGTAGTAATTACTGTGCTACTTCTAGACAATGCATACCTGCCTGAGGTTTCAAAATCACTAAATCTTGGATCTGTTGTTCTGTTTCCTCCTCCGGCAAAGTCACTATACTGCGGGTCTAATTGGGGTTGAGGTCTTACAGGTTTTGAGGATTTACCTCCTAATGCAGGGCCTTGTAATAACACCAAACTACCTTTTACACTCATTATTCCACTTGCACTTATACTAGATGCGGCTCCACCACTTAAATTCATCATACCACTTGCTTTTACGGCAAACGCTTTTGACGTGATACCAGCATCGCCCTTACTAGACACGACAAAATCATTACCACTTTCTAAATGTAACTCTTCTTCACTTA